TAGCGAGACGACTAAATATCTCACTCGCTATCCTTTTTGAATCTTCATTAGCAGACCATAAGTTATACCATTCATTATGATCGCGGTATGCACCACCATCAATTTGAAAGGTAACTTTCTGAGTCCAATTACCGCTATTAGATTTATATTTCTCAGCAGCAATAATCTTTGCCTCATACTCACCAGTTGGAGCAACTTCGGGACCTCGAGATTCCATTTGCTCCGCATTCTCGAAAAAATCAACATCATTAAAATCTGACATTACGCACTCTCCTTATTTTCGATATTAATAGAAAACCCTAACTTTTCAATTAGGGCAGTTAGATTGGGTTCCTCAAAGGCTTCTAGCTTGCCGCTACGATCTTTGGCCGTGTAGCCTTGACCTATCCTCGTTTGTAACCACCTTTCCGCTACGGCATTACCGTCATCATCTTGACCGTCAATAATACGTAGGGCTAAAACCTCGTCAAAGAAATACGTGATTGCATCTCCTAGAGGTTTACTTGCCATTTTAGGTCCAAAGAAAAACACGCCATCATTATTATCTTTACCTTCTTTGCAAAGAAATAAAACGTGAGTATCTAGATCCCTAAATGATCTCATTAGACTTGTAACGGCTTCACTTACGTTCTGGTAAGCCATTCTTCCGTCTTTGTTTCTGCTTTTCTCATGTACCAGTAAGATCTCTGAAATCTCTGAAACTGAGTCTAAACACACGCTATCATAGGATAATTCACCAGATGCTAGAGCGGCATATACCTCTCTTAAATCATCATAACTCTTTACCTCGATAGCTGACACATTAGGTGCGTCTTTAATAGAAAGCAATCCAGCTTCTGCACTTATGACTAATACGTTGCCTGGCATACTTTGTGTTGCGTATGTTTTTCCGGCTCCGGCTTGACCATAAATTAAAAGCTTGGCTCCCTGTTGATCCACCATTTTATCTGGTGTCTTTATTTTATCTTTTAACTCGCTCATAACTACCCTCCTTTTGTATGTGTAAAAATGAACTTGATAATTATAACCTAAGAAACTACAATATGTAAATCATATTATTTAGGAGATGTATATGAAAAAACAAATTGATAAAACTTGGTTAGCAAATTACTATTTCAGGACCAAGACTATTGCAACAAAAAAATTAAAGGAGCTTAATACTATGGGCGTACAACCTAACCATAAAGAAAGAAAAATAGATCACTACACATTACCTGTTTACATTAAATTTTTAGGATACAAAAAAGCCGCAGAGGATTTTAAATGCTCAGAAGCTACTTGTAAGTCTTGGAGATATGGATATAGGCAACCGTCTATAGCGCAAGCTAAACAAATTATAAAGGCAACAGAAGGAAGATTGGATTTTGAATCTATTTACGGTTTAGTATCTGATATTTTAGAAGAACAGGAATAGCATGTTCCAGCTCAATATTACCGAGGATGACTCGTCCTTGGATATTGCTCTGGCTTATTATGATGATGGATATAATGTAGTACCTTTACAAAGATCGAATAAGAAACCACCACCATTTTTAAAAGGCTGGGAACAATATAAGGAAACAAGACCTGAAAGGGAGCTTGTAGAGTCTTGGTTTAAAGATAGGGACAATCTAGTAGTAGCATTAGTTTGCGGCAAATTTGTTGTAGTTGACGCAGATTCTCCAGAAGCTATGGATTGGGTAGAAAAGAACTTACCTGCATGTCCGTACAAAGTGATTACGGGTAAAGGTATGCATTACTACTATAACAACCCAGAAAATTACACTACGTTTGCTACAAGGCGAACCAACACAACCCCTATAGAAAGATTAATAGATATTAGAGGTGTAGGTGGTCTTATTATTGCACCATACAACCGTCATGCTAATGGTCAGGTATATAGGCCTGTCATGATCCCAGATTGGAAACTTCACGACTATAAAGATTTACCGGATTTTACAGAGAAAGAATACTTACAGATAACAGGCGTACCTAAGATTGAAAGCAGCAGACAAACGGCTCCTTTTTCTTTAGATGGAGTATTGGAAGGATCTAGAAATGATGGAGCAGCAAGAATAACAGGATATTTAATATCTAAAAACGTAAATTTAGAATTTGTAAGAGTGTTCTTACAGAACTGGAACAAAAATAACAACCCACCATTACCGCAACAAGAAATTGATTCTGTTGTAGATAATGTAAAAAAGACACATGACCGCAAGAATCAGATAGCTCCATTATTTACACAATCAACTGAAAACATTAAACGTCCTGAAGATCTATTTTCACCACCTGGTTTACTACAGAATATGTTTGATTTTTGTGAGGATATAGCACAAGTGCCACAACCAGAACTATCTCTTGTTGGCGCTTTGGCTTTAGCAAGTGTTACCTGCGGTCGTTTATACAGAACTAACATGAATAACTTCTCAAGCATGTACTTTATGGGCGTTGCTAAATCAGGACAAGGGAAGGAAAACATAAAGACATTTATTGAATCTGTATTAAATGCCTCAGATCAAGAAAAACTTGTAGTTGGTGATGGATATACATCTAGCGGAGCAGTACATTCCGTATTAAAGATAAGACCTACTCAAATAACTATTATGGACGAGTTTGGGAAACGATTAGAGGCAATTAGTAACGCGGGTAACACTAACAAAGAAGATGGCATACAGACGCTTATGGAGGCTTGGGGAAGGTGTCATGGGACTCTACGACCAGATAACTACTCTTTAATGGCCGTACAGGAAGAATATAAAGAGAAAATGATGAATAGAGTCACATACAAGCCAGCTATTACATTAGTTGGATTGTCTGTACCTAAGAACTTTTATGGGGCTTTAAATAGCGGAAGGATAGCAGATGGATTTCTTAACCGTTTCGTTGTGGTGGAATCTAATGAACCAAGAAGAGTTGGAGCATTAAAAAGATATACAGAACCACCTATAAATATAGTTAATTGGGTTAATTATGTGCGTAGATTAAAAGGTACTTTATCTGATGCATCCAGGGAAAATGCAGAGTTAGATATAAATCAAACCGTTTTAGATTTTGATAGGCAATCAGAAGAGTTATTACAAGACTTTGCTAGAGAGATTATTAAACGACAAGACATACTTGAAAAAGATAATTTAGAACCATTACTTAGTAGATCTAAAGAGAAGGCTATGAGATTAGCTTTGCTTTGCACGTTAGCTTCTAGTGCTGATTCAAAGAAGATAACCGCAGATGTGACCAAATGGGCTATAGATTACATTAGATACTACGATCTTATGTTTATAGAAGCTTGTAGGGACAAGGTAGCTAGTTCTGCAACAGAGTCTAAGATCAAGCAAGTATTGTCATACATTAGATCTAGGAATGGAGAAGGTATATCTAAGAGAGAAGTTGATAGACACGAATTGTTTAGAAGCATGAAGTCTTATGAAGTAAAAGAGATTATAGAACGGTTAAAAAACGCTGGAGAAATCCAGGAAATTGAAATTAAAGTTGGGGGCAAGGGCAGACCAACCAAAAGGTTTGTTGCGGTAGATCCTAACTTCTTTGAGGAGTAAATATGAAAACACCATCATTTGAAACTAGAGACGATCAGAAAAGAGAAGAAAGAGTAGCGGGATTTTTAGAAGGACTTTGGAGCGTAACTTGCCATAAATTACCAGTAAGTTACTCATTAGATTATTGGATAGAATCAAACGAAAAAAATTATTGGTGTGAGGTTAAATGTCGCACTTTTACTTTTGACAAGTACGATACTTTAATTATATCTACCAATAAACTACGCAGAGGATCTTCGTTTGCTTTAGCTACCGGAATACCATTTATTATTGTGTATGCTATGACTGACGGTATTTACATGCATGAATGGGACAAAGACGCTACGTATGATGTAAGAATGAACGTAAGTGATAACCCTACGTATGATGAAGATAACGAACCTTACATACACATACCGCAAGAAGATTGGGTATGCTTGTCAGATAAGCCTTTGGGTATGGACCGTAGCGAAATAGGGTTTAGCCAAGTCTAGAAGGCCTGCCAAACAACTGTTCATCTAAAGCCAACCTATCTTGAGATAATGGATCTACGGTTGGCATTTGAGTTGTTGCAACATTTGGTAAAGGAATATTAACAGTTGGTGCTTGTGTTGTTCTTAAAGATTGTTGTACGTCTTGTTGTAAATCTTCTACATCAGATACGGTATCTTTTATTAAATCTTTAACAGGGCTTAATAATTCTTCTATCCCTGCCGCATCATAAGCGCCGTCCATAATGCCACTTGCAGCCTCGCCAGCTTCTTCAGCTCCCATTCCTAATTGTCTTACTAAGACTTGCCTTAATGATTGCTCAGTCATGTCTATGGCCGTCATGACAGATCCCTTGTCTGTTTTTGCTATTGCTGCAACAAACCTTGGTGATGCAAACACTCTTCTAGCTACCGCCAATCCTAATACTGAAGGCAATACAGCTATTGGATTTAAAGCTAAACTTGCACCAATACCGGCAGCAACTAGGCCACCAGCAGCTCCGCCTCTTCCTGCTTCTTGTTTAGTTAAAATATCTATTTGCCTTTGGAAATTTCTTAAACCTTGTGAAAGTTCCTTACCAAACATAGCTTCTAAAGTTTCATCACCATAAGAATCTAAAGCTGTTTTAAGATTGCCTGCTTTAAATAGATCTGTAATTCTTCCCTTGCCATTTAGATCTATAGATTTAGCTAAAAGTTTTTGCATACTGGCCTGTTGTATGCTGGTAAATACTTCAGGACTAACGGTATCTTTTAATATTTGTATGTTGGCATTTGCATTTGGTCTAAATATTACATTAACCGTTTCATCTATACCTTTTAAAGGTAAATCTGATATAGCTCTGTTAGCTTCAAGTTTTAATTTTTCATCAGATGCTTTGGCTAATTGTTTAAGGCCCTGAACAAATGCTAAACCTTGGTCACTTGCACTTAAACCTTTTATGTTGGTTGTAAAATCATTAACTAAATTTCTAATATCTTGTGGTTTTATTCTTGGACCAATCTTATTAACTTGTTCTATTGTATCTCTAACAAGTTTAGCCGTATTTTTACCTGTAGCAGAATCAGTAAATAAAGAATCCAACTTGCCTGGATAATCTCTTTCAAATCTTTTAATTTCTTTAGCAAACGTAGTAAAGTTGATTGATTCATCTACAACATCTGTAGAAGCTCTAAACGCATCAGCAAACAATCTTTTTTTAATTTGTGATTTTAAAGTTCTTTCTGCGGTTGCAGGTTTACCTGCTTGCACCATATAGTTGTCATAATCTCTAAGAGCTTTAAAAATATCATCTAAATCTCCTTTTTCTCCGTTTAGAATAACTTTTTTATAAACCTCATCAGCATCAAATGCACCCTTTTGTGAATTGGATATAATTTTTTTAATTTGCAATCTATCAAAAGGTGCCATCCTTTCTGCTGCAATTTTATTAGCCTCTCTTAATTGTTTGATTGCATTATTTATTTCCCTTACTGCTTCATCTTGTAATTCAATCTCATCTCCAAAAGCACCAGGATTAAGCTCTTTGTTTCTTTTTAAATTTTTTGCTAATTGTACGTTGAATTGTTCTACGCCTTCTATTTCTAACTGGGTAAGGATACTATCTGGTTGACCAGGTATAAATATCTCACCATTTTGATTTACTCTAGAGTCATCAAGCTTACGCATGATTTCTATAATGACTTTTCTTTCTGGACTTGCTTCAAGCGTGTCTCTGGAAATAGTATTTAATTTAGAATAGGCATTTCTAATATGCGAAAGATTTACAGGAATGGATTCATCTGAAACATCTTCTAAAAGTTTTCCTAAAGCTTGTTGTATTTTACTAACAATACCACCATCTAATTCATCTTTATTATTAACACCCCAAAAGTAATCAGCTTCTTTATATTGTTCTATTTTTTTTAAAGAGTCATCTACATTTTTCTTTATGGTGTTTCTTACAATCCTATCAAATGTTTGAGCTTTTAATAACTCTACCCCTGATTTTCCTTCAGTTGAAGTAAGTTGTTTGAACATACCGTCAACTGCTCTGTATTTTGTACCTAAATCAATCATAACTTCTCGTCTAGCTCTACCTAGATTGTCTTGAAGTATTTGACCTAAAGCTCCTCTACCAGGTGCATCTGCGTAATTACCAACCTCTATAGCATCATCCACTACATCATCTAAGAGCTTACGTAGTTGTTGTGTAACCGTTTGCTCTTTTAATCTAAGGGCCTGCAAGCTGGCTTGTACTTGTTCGTCTAGACTACCTTTGGTTGCATCAGATATAGATTTTTGCAGTAACGCATTCTCGCCACCAATCCCTTCAAGTAAATTATCTATTTCAGCTCTAAGATATGCAGCGGTTTCTTTATCTCTTGTATTGCCTAATACCTGTTCAGAAATGTCTTGCAACCTACCAGGTAATTTAGCTCCTAGAGTTGCTTGTGATGCTATACCTTTAAAATCAAACTTTGCTACTCTGCCGTCTCTTACAGCTTTTGCTATTTGTCTTTCTGTTGCCTCTTTGCCCAGTTTTGCATCTAGTTTAAGTATGTCTGAAGCAGATCTACCTTTAGCCATTTGTCTGTTTAGTCTTAAATCAGAAGTTGGTGCGTTTCTTCCTAAAAATAATTTATAACCTAAACCAAAAAGTTCTCCTATACCTTGACCAACAGATCCAAATAAAAACTCACCACCAAATAAATCTTTGAGTTCATCTCTTTCTTGTAATTGAAAACCCTCTTGATAATCTAAAGCTTCTTCTCCTGCTTTACCTACGGAAGAACCAACTCCAGCTGCAAACATTCTAGCTATACGATCTCTACCGCCAAATAAAGATGTAAGACCTTTGATTACTCTAGCCTGTGGCAACATAAAAGTTATAGCTCCAGCTATAGGACCAGCCATACCAGCAAAGTCTGATAAGTCTCCTGTCCTTAAACCAAAATCATTTTCATCAATAATAGTATTTAAAGGTATTACTGAACCGTCACTAAGAGTTCTGGTTTGTATTGGTAAACCTAATTCTTCTAAACCTACTGGAGTTAAAGCAACTTGTCCTTTTGTGTTTCTAGTAAAACCTGAAGATCCTACAAAGTTTTCTAAAACTGCATCTTGCTCTTTCATGCCAATAATTCCAGAAGTTTCTGCTCTAGCTAATTGCGCTCTAAGATTTCTTAATGCGCCTTCACGCTCTGTACCTTTATCAACTAACCGTTCAAACTTACCTTTAACTCCGGTATCGTAATCAAAATAAAGTTTGTCATAAAAAGGTGAAATAGCACCTGTAGCTATACTGGCTTTTACTTTTTTCTTGGCTTCATCTTCGGTATCTGCATCTACAAACTCAAATACACCATCAGAAATATTTACTTTGTATCTAGGCATTATAAGGTTGTTTCTATATACCCAGTAGCGTTGCTACCTAGGCTATAGTTTTCAATATCATCAAAATTAAATTTAAGTATTCTTTTAATTAATGATTGATTTACATTTAATATTGGAGAAGTATAACCGACTTTATTTAAAGCCGTAGCTCTAGATATGATTATATTTTGACTAGACCTTAAACCTTCTATAATACTAGCTCTACTATTACCTAAGATTTTTTTCAATTCAGCAGGTGAAGTGAATATAGTTACCTGACCAAATATTTGTGCAACTATTTGTCTGTCTAAATTTGAAATAGTTTTACCTGATTCTCCTAAAATACTTCTAACAGATCTTTGCGCTGTAATATCAAGGATTGCTTTGGTTCTTACTTCAGCAGGTAAATTTTCCCATTCTGTTTCACCATAACCAGCAGCATTTCTAAGTTTATCTTTCCATTGTCCAAAAAGACCTTGCGCACCAAAAGCCCCTGGTGCATTAACGTCTTCATTAAGAACTTGGTTAATATCAGATAATATTCTTTCATCTTCATCAAAGTTCTTTAACGCAGTTCCAATTTCATCTTCAAATTCTACATATTTTACTACATCAGAACCCTTTAATTCAGTACCCGCTAATGCTGCTTCAGCTTTAGCAAGTCTCAATTTAGATTGATAGTCTCTTTCTTCTTGTTCAGCCATCAACTCTCTAGCGGCCCTTTCTTCAGCAGCTTTGGATGCACCAAGAGATAAACCTGCGCCCATTTGACCAGTTCTAGTTAATTCGCCGCCAACATTTCTAATAAAGTCTAAGAACCTATCAGATCCAAAAAATCCTGGTTCTTCTAGTTTTCTGGTTACTGGATCAGGCAATTTTGGGAGAGGGGGTGGCACATCTTCATCCTGTTCCTTTTTTTCTTCTGATATAGATAAGATAGGATCTATAGGTTTTATAGGGTCTAAAAGTTCTTTTATTTCGCTTTCAGGTAAACCGTCAAATTTTTCTTCTACTTCAGAAGCGCTTTCTTCTTCGGTTTTATCTACGTCAACTTTTAATTCAATAGGTTTAATTTCGTCTAAGAGATCTTGTATTTCAGGATCTTGTAATAATTTAGTTTCTGGTATTGGATTACCCTCTTCGTCTCTACCCACTATTTCCATTTCTTGTTTTGCTAAAGCTATATTTGATGCTTCATAATCTTCAGGGCTTATGTTTCTTATTTCCACTATACCAGTAGGTAATTTTTGTGGATCTTGTTCTGTTACCTCTTCAACAGATGCGGTATCTACTACGTCAAATTCTTTTAAATCGTCTGCTATGTTAGATCCAAATTGATTGTAGGGATAACCAAGATCAAAAAAATCAGCAACTTTTCTACCAGCATCTTCTAAAAATGGTCTAGCCTGCGTTCTTACATTATTTCCTTGTGCTTTTAAAACATCAGCCGCTTTTAAAATATCAATCTGCGCTCTTGCTCTGTCTGCATCTGTAGGTACGTAACTTTCATAAGATGGTTTGTATAGATCTGTAAATGGGACTAGCCCGGGTGATAAACTAAATGTGGGATCAAATTCTTGTGTACCACCAAAATCTTTTAATGTTTGAGCTCCAGTAATTTCACCCAAAACTCTTGATGTACCTCTAACCATAGGTTCAGTAAATCTAGCAATACCTAATCCTAAATCTGCAATATTTGTACCTACATCCTCATCTGCTTGAAAAGGACCCATTTGAGGTGCATCTTTTTTTTGAAAATTTTGCAGAATAGCTAAAACGGCAGGACCTTTTTCTAAAGTATCGTCATAAAGTATTTTATAAGGGCTGAATCCAGGTGTATTTATAAAATCAGGTCTTTGACTTAAATCAATAAGTATTTCACCCGTAATTTTGTCCCTTATTTGATAATCACCAATAGGTCTTGCAGGACCCATAACTCCACCACCATTAGCAAACATTTTTCTTTGAAGGTAACTCATTAAGTTGCTCTTGGTGGTTGTAGTGCGGCATAAGCTGAGAAAGCAGCACCAAGACCTTGTGCGCTTGGATCAGGAGCCATACCGTATTGAGTATCAATTCGACTACCTGCTTGTTGGTATCCAGGCAGCATAGAGCCAATAGTCTGCATAGTTTGCAACGGCCTCATTTGTTGTCCTATCTGTTGAGTAAACTGTCTTCCGTAACCTGTATCTTGTATACCTCTTGCGGTAGCTCCCATACCCATAAGTTCAGATCTTTGACCTCTACCTAATCCTTCTAGGTTTGTACCAATACCAGCTAATTGACCGCCATATCCTGCTAATTGCGCACCTAGAGCAGATGCCCCTGCCCCTCGTTGTCCGCCTATACCTAATAAACCACCAGCTAATCCTGCTCTTGCAGCAGCTTCGCTTTGACCAAATTGTTGTAAGTTTCCAGCTAATCCTTGATCAGCTCCTAATCTTGATCCAGCAAATCCACCTAACCCTTGAGCCGCAGCTCTTTCTGCTGCTCTTTGTCTAGCAAACTCACCCATACCTGTTTGTTGTGCTTGTGAAAAACCTCTAGATCTAATATTTGACAAAGCATCTCCAAGACCTCTGCCAATCGCTTCTCTTCTTTCTTCTGCGCCAAGTCTTGCTCTAGATCCAAAAGCTGATTCACCACCAGCAGAAATAGCTTGCGCTCTTGCAGCTATATCCTGTTGATCACCAGCTTTCATTATGTCATCTATAGTTTGTTGAACTACTCTATCTTCGTAAGGATTGTAGTACTGTTCTGTCATCATAGGATCGTAAGCGCCTAAAGTGCCTCTTAGAAGATCTTCTGACTCAACTAAACGGTTGCCGTATTGATCTACGGCCCCTGTTGCAATACCTCTAGCTTGATCAATACCAGAAAGAGCGCTTCCTAAACCAAGACCGTATTGTTCTTCTGCTCTACCAAAATAAGGATCTTGTAATTGTTCTGCCCTTCTTGATTGTGCTATTGCCTGATTAACTAAATCTTGTTGTTGGTCAAAAAATGGTTGAAACTGACCAAGGCCTGCTTGCGCTCTTTGTCTTGCTATATTTTCTAACGAATCTAATCCAGCGGTTTGCTGTAAAGGAACACCAGTTCCAATTAAATTAGCACCTGCTTGTTGTAATTGGTTGTAAAAACCAGGAGTGCCTTCAGTTCCAAAATACAAAGCCCGTATTAACGGGTCTGCCATAGTTTCAGAGCTTACCTGACTCTGAAGTACAGGATCAATTGTTTGAGCCATTATGACATACTCCCTGAAACATTATATTTTTCAAATGTGTCCATTAATTGATTCATAACATTAACACCTTTTTTTCTATTAGGTTTACTAGCAGCTATCAACTCAATACCTTTTTTTGTTTTGTTGAATTTAAATCCACCCGCTCCGTTGTTAGCAGCAGCGGTCATTACAAACTCACCATCACTAAGCATAGCAGGTATGTCATCTGAAGTTCCTGTACCAGGGCCTGATGACTCACCACCTTGACGCATATCAAGTTCTTGTACGACTGCCAAACCACCTTCATTAAAATGTTGTCTACCAAAACCTATTGGTCCACCAAAAGCAGCAGCTTGTCTAGGCCTTACGCCTAAATCAAATCCTGCGAATACAGGTGCTGGGTTAAGATCTGGTCTTTTTGATTGTCTTATGTCGGTCAAACCACCTTCAGTCTTCTTAGCTGCATCTTTTACTACCTTACCGTATAACAAAGCAAGACCAGCCATCTTAGGATCTATACCGCCAAAGCCTCCAGTTCCGGTACCGGAGCCCGTTCCTCCATAAAAATCACTTAATCCACTAGCTCCTCCTAACCCTACTGCATCACCAACATTTTTAATAAAACTTGGTGTTTTCCCATCACCTATACCGGTTAACTTACTTAAAAAAGTCTGACTTTCAACATTTCTTTGATTAACCATTTGTTCTACAACAGATGGATCATTAGTTTCTAAAAGAACTTCTATCTCTGCATCAGTATAAGGTTTTACTTTACTTGCAAAAGGATTGAAACCAGCAGTAACTCCTTCTTTAAATGGTATAAACTTTCCTGTGTTAACATCAAATTTCCCTGTATTTCCGCCGAATGCCCCCAAGTACCCTTGTTGTTGATCGCTAGCCATACCAGCGGCAACATTTTTACCATACTGAAAAGGACTAAATGTAGTTTTGCCTGCTGCATCTGTAACGCTACCTATGTTTCTAAATGCATCTCCAAAACCTCCTCCTATTGTTTTAAAATCACCAGATTTAATAGCTTCAAATGCTCCACCTTTGCCTGTAAGAGCTTGATTACCTCCAGCCATTAAAGTCATGATGTCTCCAAGACCACCTTCACCTTTAGCTATCTTTAATGCAGCACTACCTTTTTGATATACAGCAGCAAACGGTTGCCAAGGACCAGGAATAACAGCTGCAACAGGTGCAATCTTTTTAACTACTTTCTTAACGCTTTTAGCTAATTTTTTAAGAAAACCAAACTCTGCTTGTCCTGTAATGGGGTTAATAGACATGCCCTGACCCACTTCATATTGATCTGGATCTAAGCCTACAGCGGCCATTTCTTTTCTTATAATTTCTCTTGTATTGTTTGATATGACTGGTGGGACCACCATTTCGCCTGGTGCAACGTGTGCCATAAAACGATCTTCGTCACGTCCTAGAGCTGCTAAACCTTTTCCTGAGTTGTCTATTATGTTCATTTCTAAATTCTACCCTATT